AAAGAACTCCGATCAATAATCCACATAGAATGTTTTATAACATTTACTATGAGGATACTCCACATCAAACTTTTGATACTAGAGAATATGAAAACAAAATTGTCAAAGTTATTGTTCGTAAGAAAACTAGCACAAAGAATTTTGAAAAGTTTGTTGACAAACTTTACTCATCAGGCATCGCTGAATTAAAAGTTGTTGAAAACTTTGACTTTAGTGGATGGTATGATAAGGAAGTTGATTTAGTGGAATCTGAGGATACTATGTCAATTCTGAACAGATACATTGAAGAGGCAGAGGTCCCTCTTGATAAATCGTTGATTCAAAAAATTATGAATGATGTTTATCAGGAAGCGTGTGAGTTAGTGTAATGTATATCCTTACTATTCATGGTAGAGAAACAGAAGGAGCATATTCTGTAAAGGATGATGATGGAGATCAAATTCTTTATCTATTTGAAGAAGAAGATGATGCCATGAGATATGCCATGATGTTGGAGGATGATGGAAGTCCTGTTATGCATGTAATAGAAGTAGAAGATGATATAATGATTAAGACCTGTGAGATGCATGATTATAAGTATGCAGTGATCACAAAGAACGACCTTGTAATTCCTCCAGACACTAGTCATGATTTTGTTTGAAACGATTCGTTGGAAAAATTTTCTATCAACGGGTAATCAATACACTGAATTTGCACTTAACGAAAACTCTACCAATTTGATTATTGGAACGAATGGTGCTGGTAAATCAACAGTGCTTGATGCTTTGACATTTTCTTTATTTGGTAAACCTTTTCGTAAGATTAATAAACCTCAACTTATCAACTCTGTGAATGAAAAGGATTGTAAGGTAGAGGTTGAATTCACCATTGGTGACACAAATTGGAAAGTGATTCGTGGGATCAAACCTGCTTTATTTGAGATTCACAGGAATGGTTGCGTGATGGATCAGTTTGCTGCTGCTCTAGATCAACAAAAATGGTTGGAGCAAAACGTTCTAAAGATGAACTATAAGTCTTTCACTCAGATTGTGATTTTGGGTAGTAGCACCTTTGTCCCTTTCATGCAACTGCCTGCAAATAGTAGGAGAGAGGTGATTGAAGATTTGCTTGATATTAAAATCTTTTCTTCCATGAATGGTATCTTAAAAGATAAGATTCGCATGGTGAAAGAAGACATCAAAGTTCTTGAATTAAAGAAAGAATCTTTGACCGATAAAGTTCAAATGCAAGAAAACTTTATTGAAGAGTTAGAAAATCAAGCAGCACAAAATATTGAAAGTAAGAAAAAGAAAGTAACTGAACTTCTTACTGAAACGGATTTGTATATGCGTCAAAATTCTGTGACAGAGGAAAGTATTTTTGGTTATACTAAGGAGCAGGAATATGTCACTGGTGCCACAGATAAACTTCGTAAACTTGGTAACTTAAAAGGAAAGATCTCACAGAAAGTATCTACTATTACTAAAGAGCATAAGTTCTTCACAGAGAATACGGTCTGCCCTACCTGCAATCAGGAGATTGAAGAGACCCTTAGAATAAATAGAATTAATGACGCTCAAATTAAAGCAAAAGAGTTGCAATCTGGTTATAAAGAACTAGAGGTGGCAATTAAAGGAGAAGAAGAGCGAGAGCGTCAATTTACTACCCTATCAAAGGAGATCTCAAAACTCAATAATGATATTTCTCAAAACAATGCTAGGATTTCTGGATGTCAACGACAAATCAGAGATCTGGAAACGGAAGTTCAAAACCTTACCGATCAACTTGCAAACAGAAATACTGAACATGAAAAGTTAGAGACCTTCAAGAATAGTTTAAAAACCACATACGACGACTTATCTTCAAAGAAGGATACAATCTGCTATTACGATTTTTCGTATAGTCTGCTCAAAGATGGTGGAGTAAAATCTAAAATTATTAAGAAGTATCTTCCTTTGATTAACCAGCAGGTAAATCGTTATCTGCAGATGATGGATTTTTATATCAACTTTACACTTGATGAGGAGTTTAGCGAGACCGTTAAATCTCCAATACACGAAGATTTTTCTTATGCTTCTTTCAGCGAGGGAGAGAAGATGAGAATTGACCTAGCACTCTTGTTCACCTGGAGAGAGGTAGCAAGAATGAAAAATTCTGTAAATACAAATTTACTTATCATGGATGAAGTGTTTGACAGTTCATTAGATGGATTCGGAACCGAAGAGTTTATCAAGATTATTAAATACGTTGTAAAGGATGCCAATATCTTTATTATCTCTCACAAAACTGGTTTAGAAGATCGATTTGATAACGTCATGAGATTTGAAAAAGTTAAAGGATTTAGTAGGATGATGCCATGAAAGTTTTAGTCACAGGTCATACTGGTTTCATTGGTCGCAATGTTTTTTTAGATTGGCAACAAACGATTGGTGCTAATAACGTAGATGGTATCGATTATCCTGATGATATCGGAAACTTTGTAGGTGGTGATTATGATCTTGTTATTCACCTTGCTGCATTCGCTGATATAAGAGAGAGTTTGAAAGAACCAAAACTCTACTATGAAAATAATGTAATCAAAGCAAAGAAGTTGTTTGAATGGTGTAGAGAAACTAATACAAGACTTCTGTATGCCTCTTCTAGTGCGGTAGAGGAAGATTACTGGGAGAATCCATATGCAATGACAAAGTGGATTAATGAAGTCATGGCACCACCCAATTCAGTTGGTATGAGGTTCACAACTGTCTATGGTCCTAACAGTCGTCCTAATATGATGTATAGGATGCTTGAGGACAAGACAGCAAAGTATGTCACAAATCATAAACGTGATTGGATTCATGTTGAAGACGTGTGCCGTGCTATTCATTATCTTGCATCCTCTGGCATCACAGGTCCTGTAACCGTTGGTACGGGTAAATCAGTTTCGGTTAGAAAACTTGCTCGGGCGATGGGTATGGGGCATCTTCCTCTTGTGGAGGATACACCTGGAGAGAGAATGGATAACCAGGCAGATATTTCTAAACTAAAGGATCTCGGTTGGTCTCCGACTGTAAATATTTTTGATACAGTATGAAGTTCTATATCAAAAATATTAATTTAACAAAAACTTCATTAAGTTAGCATACGAACACTAAATAGTAACAGAATTGGAGATAGCAGGATGCTCTAAACGTTTCGTTATTTTATCGTAATTGGAGAGAGTCATGCACAACATCATCTCATACAATCAACTAGCCGGTTGGAAACAAAGCGTGGACCATTTAGATAGGACTATAACACACGCTAACGAACAATCTGACGCATTAAACGATTATTACAACTGCCTAATTGAGTGTGATGAGGACCAACACATCTGTAAACGAATTTGCAAAACAGTTTTAGACTAGACTACAGACACAAGGAGAACTGTCACTAAGTGCCTCCCGCTTCGGCGGGGGGTTTAGTATTATAGGGGCATACGAAACAAAACACATGGCAGTCAAGCACGAAATCAAATCCCAACTTGCCAAACTCCTTGCCACTGAGGATCTGATTGTTGAGCACAAGAACTGTGAGACCGCTTGCTTCAATGTTCATACCCGTGTTCTGACCCTTCCTATGTGGGAGAGGGCAAGCAATACTGTCTATGACCTGCTCGTAGGACATGAGGTTGGTCACGCACTCTTTACCCCTGATGAGAATTGGTTGGAGAAGGTTGCCGTCCCTCCCCAATTTGTGAATGTGGTTGAGGATGCTCGTATTGAAAAGTTAATGAAACGGAAATATGCTGGACTTGCTAAAACATTTTTCAAAGGATACCGGGAGCTCAATGACGAAGACTTCTTCTCTTTATCTGACGGGGATGTTGATGATTTTAATCTTGCTGATCGTGCAAATCTATACTTTAAGATCGGTAATTTTTTAAACCTCAAATTCACCGAAGAGGAAATGGCAATCATTCGTATGATCGAAGGTTGCGATACTTTTGATGAGGTTCTTTTTGCAGCAGAGGTTCTGTATAAGTTTTGTAAGAAAGAGAAAGAAGAGAAGGTAGATGATATGCCGATGCCACCTGGTGAAATGGGTGGAGAGTCTGATGAACCCTCTAGTGTCTTTGTAGAGGCAGAGCAGCAAGAGGACGCTCCTAG